TTAAGTCTTGCAACTGGAAAATCTTATGAAATTAACGGAACTTCCGTACTTTCTGCAACTACTCTTGGATCAGGAGTTGTTAATTCTTCACTGACATCTGTTGGCACTCTTGGCAAACTTGATGTTGGTAATGTCAATTCAACTGGTATTGTAACTGCAGTTACTGTTAATGCTACAAATCTGAATGTAAGTGGTGTTACTACTCTTGGTATTGTAAATTCCGGTAATATTTATTCTACTGGTGTTATCACTGCTACCACATTCTCTGGTTCTTTTAGTGGTACAGTTACTGGTACAGCATCTACTGCAACTCGTGCTACTTTAATTGACACAACTGCAACTTCTACAGATGCTTCATACTACCTCTCATTTGTAGAGAATTCATCTTCAACTCTGTCTGAAACTTTAAGAGTTGATGAAGGAATTAGATTTAATCCATCTACTAATAGATTGGGTATCAATACTACTTCCCTCACTGAGACTCTCAATGTACAAGGTAACGCAAGAATTACTGGATCTGTATCTGCTAATTCCTTAAGTATTGCTGGAAGTCAGATTGTAAGTTCTACTAAGGAACTTCAAAATATTGCTACCATTGACGCAACAACCAAGGCAACTCTGGAAGCAGCACTGCAGATATCACCAAATAACTTTGATGATATCACAGTTTCTGGAATTTCAACTTTTGTTAAGGAAGTCGGAATCAGTACTACTACTCAGTCAACTGATAAAGACACTGGTGCTCTTGTTGTTGAGGGTGGTGTAGGAATTGAGAAGAACCTGAACGTTGGTGGTTGGTTGGCCGTTGCAGGAATTGCAACATTTAGTCAGCAAGTTACTGTTAACAGTGACGTTAGTGTTACTGGAATCATAACTGCAGGAGACTTCAACTCAACTTCTGATAGAAGACTCAAGGATAATATCACTGTTATTGCAGAACCTCTTGCTAAAGTTGCACAAATTAACGGTGTAACCTTCACATGGAAAGAGAATGGTGAATCATCTGGTGGTGTTATTGCACAAGACGTAGAAGTAGTTCTTCCTGAACTGGTAAGTGATGGGGAAACTAAGACTGTTAACTATAACGGTCTGATTGGTCTTCTTATCGAATCTGTTAAGGAACTTTCTGCAGAAGTTGCTGAACTGAAAGCAAAACTAGGTTGATAATAGACGAATGTGTGCTACTGCTAAATAGTAGTAGCACACTGTCTAGTGGGAAATAAATGGCACTAGAAATACTAGGTTTACCAATCATCAATGACCAGAGAATGGTCATTGATGTAGACAAAATAGGTATTAAAACTTCATCTCCAACGGTAGAATTACATGTCGTTGGGGATGGGTTTTTTACTGGAACTTTAACAGTACCGACAATTGTTGGTACTATAACCACTGCAACTAATGTAATTGGTGGGATTGCATCTGTATCTAATTTAACTGTTACTTCGAGTGCAGATGTATCATCTATTAGTGGAACTACATTAACTTATAGTACAGGTAGATTTACTTCTTTAAATGGTAACATTGGAATTGTTACTAATCTATCTGGTACAAATTTAAGTTATCTGGGAATTGGAACCCTAGGAAGTTTAAGTATTGGATCTACTGAAGTTATTAGTAGTAATTTCCAACTCAAAAATATTACTTCTTTAGATTCTACTACATTAGCAACGATTGAGTCTGCGATTGAAATTGCTCCAAATAATTTTAATAATTTAAATGTAAGTGGAATTTCTACATTAGGTTATGGAGCACAGTCGGGTAGCATTATTGTTGGATCTGGATCTACTGCTCTGATTGTTAATGGAAATACTAATGTCACTGGATCAGTTACTGCTTCTTCTTTTTATGGACCTGGTGGTTTAATAAATAGTTTTAATGGAATAGCAATTCGTGATAATTATGTATTGGTTGGATTAGGATTTACTACTATTAATTTTGTTGGTACTGGAGTATCTGTTTCTTCTTCATCGTCATCTGTGGCAAATATTTTAATAGATCCTTATATAAATCTTGATGGTGGTGTTCCAAGTTCGGTATATGGTGGCATTACTTCAATAAACGGAGGAGGAGTTTAAAAATAATGGCAACTCAAATTCAATTTAGAAGAGGATCTTCTACAGAATGGACCAATATAAACCCAGTTCTTGCAGAAGGAGAATTGGGACTTGAGCTTGATACTAATAAATTTAAAATAGGAACTGGAACAACTTCTTGGACTAATTTGCCATATGTGGCAATAACTTATGCATCTTCAGCAGGAATAGCAACCTATGCAACTACTGCAGGTATTGCTACTAATGCTCAAGGACTTACTGGAACTCCTGATATTTCTGTTGGTATTATCACTGCAACATCAGGAAACTTTAGTGGCATCATTACTTCTTCAGGTGGATTTGTAGGAAGTCTTACTGGTACTGCTACTAGTACAACAAATATTCCTAATTTAACTGGCGATGTTACTTCAGTTAATACTACTACTACTCTTGCAACTGTTAATACTGATGTAGGAACTTTTGGTTCTTCAACTTCAATTCCAAGCATTACTGTTAACGCAAAGGGTCTTGTTACTGGAGTTACTACATCTGCATTTAGTGCAGGTGGAGAATTCACTTTAAGTGGTTCTTGTGGAACCATCTATAGTTCAGAAGCAGGAACTGGTGGCTATGGATTACACAACTTCTTTGCTGGTTATTGTGCTGGTCAGTGCAATACCGATGGATCCAACAACAACTTCTTTGGACAATATACTGGTTTCTACAACACCTGGGGATCGAACAACAACTTCTTTGGAAGATGTGCTGGTTACTGCACCACCTCTGGATCGAACAACAACTTCTTTGGAGATGGTGCTGGTTACAAAAACACCTCTGGAAGGCATAACAACTTCTTTGGACGTGGTGCTGGTGAAAACAACACCACTGGATACTACAACAACTTCTTTGGATATTATGCTGGTTTCTCCAACACCTCTGGATCCTACAACACCTTCTTTGGATGTAATGCTGGTTTCTTCAACACCACTGGATCCAACAACACCTTCTTTGGATATAATGCTGGTTACTCCAACACCAGTGGAGGCAGCAACAACTTCTTTGGACCTTTTGCTGGTTACTCCAACACCACTGGATCCTACAACAACTTTATTGGACAAAGTGCTGGTGCCTTAAACACCACTGGATCCAACAACACCTTCTTTGGAAATGCTGCTGGTTTCTCCAACACCTCTGGATCCTACAACACCTTCTTTGGATGTAATGCTGGTCGATACAACACCACTGGATGCCACAACAACTTCTTTGGACAAAGTGCTGGTTTCTCCAACACCTCTGGATCCAACAACACCTTCTTTGGATGTAATGCTGGTTGCTCCGTAGTAACAGGATCTAATAACCTCATAATTGGTTCTTATTGTGGAACTTATGGACTTACAAATACTGTAGTTCTTGCTGCTGGTAGTTGCCAAAGACTTAAGGTTAATGATAGTGGTCTTTTTATTAATGGATCTGCATTTACTGGTGGTGGTGGTGGAGAATTCACTTTAAGTGGTTCTTGTGGAACCATTCATAGTTCACAAGCAGGAAATGGTGGTTATGGAGGCAGCAACTTCTTTGCTGGTTATTGTGCTGGTCGATGCAACACCACTGGATCCTACAACACCTTTATTGGACGTGCTGCTGGTGAAAACAACACCACTGGAACCAATAACAACTTCTTTGGAGGCTGGGCTGGTAACCAAAACACCTCTGGATTCAACAACAACTTCTTTGGACCTTCTGCTGGTTGCTCCAACACCATTGGATGCAACAACAACTTCTTTGGACAAGGTGCTGGTTCCTCCAACACCACTGGATCCTACAACACCTTTATTGGACAAAGTGCTGGTGCCTTAAACACCACTGGATCCAACAACACCTTCTTTGGAAATGCTGCTGGTTTCTTCAACACCACTGGATGCTACAACAACTTCTTTGGACTTAGTGCTGGTGGCTTCAACACCACTGGATGCCACAACAACTTCTTTGGACAAAGTGCTGGTTTCTCCAACACCTCTGGATCCAACAACACCTTCTTTGGATGTAATGCTGGTTGCTCCGTAGTAATAGGATCTAATAACCTCATAATTGGTACTTATACTGGAACTTATGGACTTACAAATACTGTAGTTCTTGCTGCTGGTACTTGTGAAAGACTAAAGGTTAATGATAATGGTCTTTTTATTAATGGATCTGCATTTAGTGGAGAATTCACTTTAAGTGGTTCTTGTGGAACCATCTATAGTTCAGAAGCAGGAAATGGTGGTGGCTATGGATTACACAACTTCTTTGCTGGTTATTGTGCTGGTCAGTGCAATACCGATGGATCCAACAACAACTTCTTTGGACAATATACTGGTTGCAGAAACACCACTGGATGCCACAACACCTTTATTGGATCCAAAGCTGGTCGATACAACACCACTGGATTTAACAACAACTTCTTTGGAAGATGTGCTGGTTACTGCACCACCACTGGATCCTGCAACAACTTCTTTGGAGAAAGTGCTGGTTTCAGAAACACCACTGGACGTGACAACAACTTCTTTGGAATAAGTGCTGGTTACTGCAACACCACTGGAGTCTACAACACCTTTATTGGAAGATATGCTGGTTACTCCAACACCACGGGATTTAACAACAACTTCTTTGGACCTTTTGCTGGTCGATACAACACCACTGGATCCAACAACACCTTTATTGGAGCTAGTGCTGGTTACTGCAACACCACTGGAACTAACAACACCTTTATTGGATATGGTGCTGGTCGATACAACACTACTGGATCCTACAACACCTTCTTTGGATGTTATACTGGTCGATGCAACACCACTGGATCCAACAACACCTTTATTGGACGTAATGCTGGTCGATACAACACCACTGGATCCTACAACAACTTCTTTGGATGTAATGCTGGTCGCAACAACACCACTGGATGCCACAACACCTTTATTGGAAGAAGTGCTGGTTGCTCCAACACCGCTGGAGCCAATAACACCTTCTTTGGATTAAGTGCTGGTTGCTCCAACACCTCTGGAAACAGCAACACCTTTATTGGAAGATATGCTGGTCGATGCAACACCTTTGGAGACAATAACAACTTCTTTGGAAATAGTGCTGGTTTCTCCAACACCACTGGAATCAACAACAACTTCTTTGGACCATTTGCTGGATCCAGCAACACCACTGGAAACTTCAACAACTTCTTTGGAGAGAGTGCTGGTCGATGCAACACCCTTGGAGTCGCTAACACCTTTATTGGAAGATGTGCTGGTTTCTCCAACACCACTGGATCCAATAACACCTTCATTGGAAGTAGTGCTGGTCGATACAACACCACTGGACGTTACAACACCTTTATTGGAAATAGTGCTGGTTACTGCAACACCACTGGATGCCACAACAACTTCTTTGGACAAAGTGCTGGTTTCTCCAACACCTCTGGATCCAACAACACCTTCTTTGGATGTAATGCTGGTCGATTTAACACCTCTGGATGCAACAACAACTTCTTTGGAAGTAGTGCTGGTTACTGCAACGCCAATGGATCCTGCAACAACTTCTTTGGAGAAAGTGCTGGTTTCAGAAACACCACTGGATGCTACAACACCTTTATTGGAAGATATGCTGGTTACTCCAACACCACTGGATCCAACAACAACTTCTTTGGATTTAATGCTGGTTGCTGCAACACCACTGGATGCTACAACAACTTCTTTGGAACTGCTGCTGGTCGCAACAACACCACTGGATCCAATAATATCTTCTTTGGATGTAGTTCTGGAGTTGGAGTGGGTGGATTGTGTAATGTCACAACACAAAACAATCACATTATTATGGGAAATAATGCTCATACAAATGCTCTTATTCAAGTTGCTTGGACAGTAGTTTCTGACTGTCGTGATAAGTGTATTTTTGGACCTGTTCCTCACGGTAGAGGATTCCTTCAAAATATTACTCCTATTGAATATGCATTCAAAAACCGTGAAACTGGTGAATTAAAAGATGATGAAGGAAAACGCAGATATGGATTCAGTGCTCAGAATGTTTTAGAAGCAGAAGGAGAAAATCCTGTTATTGTGGATTCAAAAGATCCAGAAAATCTAAAACTGACATCAGATCATATGATTCCAGTTCTTGTAAATGCAGTGAAGGAATTATCAGAAGAAGTTGATATATTAAAAACTAGATTAGATTTACTAGAAAACTCTTGATATTATAGTCTCATACATAGTATATGATGTATGAGACTATATGAAAAAAGTTTTAATTGCTACACCGTGTCTTGATCAAAAAGTTGATGCTTATTTCGTCCATAGTTTATGTGAATCTATTAAATTAGGACTTAAAAACAATTTAGATATTAAATGTGTTTTTCTAGCAAATGAAAGTATTCTTCCGATGGCTAGGAATGAACTTTTTAAACTTGCTTATGACGAAAATTATGATGTAATGGTATTCATCGATGATGATGAATATTGGGATGAAAGAGCATTAATTGAAATTATCCAATCAGAAAAAGATGTTATAACGGTCCCTGTCGTAAATAAGGGAGATAAAAAAATTGAATATAACGTGTGGTTAAATGATGATATACAAAAAGATGTTGATGGATACATCAAAATTAAAAAATGCGGGACAGGATTTCTCAAATTGACTCGTAAAGTTATTGTTGATTTGTGGAATACAAACACAGAATTACTGTTTCGCAACAAGCCTTTAAAAAATATTTGTGAGTATACCTTTGAAAACGGAAGTTTTGTTGGAGAAGATATTGCATTAACTAAAAAAATAACTGAGTTGGGATACGATATTTGGTTAAACCCAAAGCACACAGTATCTCATATTGGTAATAAAATGTATAAAGGAAATTTTGAAAAGAGTTATAATCTATGATTGATATTATTATTCCAACTATGTGGTTTGCAAATAACTTCAAAGAATCTCTGCAAATTTATGCCGACCACAAATCAATTAATAAAATTATTATTATTGATAACAACCAATCAAAAAGACCATCATACGAGATTTTAAATCACCCAAAAATTGATATCATTTCATATGGCAAAAATATTTTCGTAAATCCTGCTTGGAATGAAGGATATTATAGATCAAAATCTAAAATTATAGGTATATTAAACGACGATATTGAAGTATCTTCTGAAGTATTTGATATGATTATTGATTTTAATCTTTCGGATGGAGACTTAATTGGTGTAAATTTACAGGGAAGGCAAAATAATTATAAAATTGATGACTATATTGATACAAAGGAAGAGATTGTAAAATTAAATTATGATCCCAAAAGACCTATTGGATCTCAGTCGTGGGCATTTGGAATTTGTATGTTTATGCTAAGAGAATCATATAAAATAATACCATCTTTATATCAAGTCTGGTATGGTGATGATTTCTTTGCACAGTCTGCAAAAAATATTTACGCAATCAATTCAAATAAAATCAAAGGGACTATTTCAGAAACTCTTACAAAGTTTAACGATCCCGATAGTGATATTTCAAAACGGATTGAATTAGATTCAAAGAATTTGATATCATATGATCATTTTATCAACGGAAAAAACTGGGACATCCCGCATAATATGATAAATTTTTATGCACAACAACGTAAAAATAAAAGTGTAAAGACTGATATATTTGATTTAGAATATCAAAGAGCAAGAAAAATAACAAGTGATATCAACGAAAACGTTCATGAACTTTATGAATTAGCAAATGAATGTAAGACTGTAGTAGAAATGGGAGTAAGAACAGGAGTTAGTACTAGGGCATTTTTGAATACAGATGTCAAACTCCTTTCTTTTGATATTGTGTTGGATTCAAATGTCAAAAAACTTTTTGATATTGCTAAACAACAAGGAAAATCTGTTGAATATATTCAAGCAGATGTTCTTGATATAGAAATTGAAGAGGTTGATTTATTGTTTATCGATACTTTCCACGTATACAATCAACTCAAACAAGAATTAAATCTTCACGGAAACAAGGCACAAAAGTATATTGCATTTCATGATACACATACATTTGGTCTCAAAGGAGAAGATGGAAAGGACAATAGAGGATTATTGTCTGCAGTTATTGAGTTTGTAATGATGAATCCTCATTGGAAATTTTATAAGTATAAAACAAACAATAATGGATTAACAATTTTAAAGAGAGATGCTTTAATTTAATCGATCATAATATCGTTATACATAGTTTAGATAAATTGATTATTCGGTATGAAATCAAAGTATAGTATTTTTCATGTTCAAGGTGGCATTGGTAAGCACATTGCAGCAACTGCAGTAGCAAAAGCAATTAAAGCAAACCATCCAGATAGAAAACTAGTTGTAGTCTGTGCATATGCGGATATTTTTATAAATCTTCCGTATGTTCATAGAGTTTATACTCTAGGATCGACGCAATATTTTTATCAAGAATATATTCAAGATAAAGATTCTATTTTATTCCATAATGAACCATATTATACAACTAACCATATTCACAAACGCAAACGTTTAATCGAGAATTGGTGTGATTTGTATGGCATCAAATATTCTGGAGAAAAACCAGAAATAAGATTTAATAAACTTCAACATAGTATATCAAAGGAATTTTGGCAGAGAGAAAAACCAGTCATGATTATCCACACTAATGGTGGACTCATGACTGCCGATGCAAAACCATATTCCTGGACAAGAGATATGCCATTTGATCTCGCAGAAAGACTTGCGGATTATTACAAATCAGAATATCATATTATTCAACTTACAAAAATTAATTCTCCAAAGTTAGAGGGTGCAGAACATATTTTTGCAACACCAGAAAACTCATTAAGTTTAATGGAGTATTTTAGTATTGTCCTCCATGCAAAAAAAAGAATCTTAATTGATTCCTGTGTGCAACATGCATCTGCTGCCCTAAATAAATCATCGACAGTTTTGTGGAATGGGACTAGTCCAAAAGTATTTGGATATGATATTCACCACAATATCTGCACAACAGTACCATATGATTTTAAATTGCCAGGAAGTTATCTTTTTGATTTTGATTTTAATGGTAATGAAGTTGAGTATCCCTACGAAGAAGGGATAGAACTATTCGATTTCCATGAAATTGTTAAATCCGTTGATGCTCAGTAAATTAACACCATGACAGAACCCATGCAAAAAACATATTATTTTATGGCAGGACTTCCTCGTTCGGGAAGCACAATTTTATCTAGTATTTTAAATCAAAATCCAAGATTTTATTCTGGACCCAGTTCTCCTGTAACTGGGTTAATGGCTATGCTAGAACAACAATTGTCTCAGGATGAATTGTTTTTGGCATATCCAAAACCAGAACAAGCATCGATGATTATTTCTAATATCATTCAACAGTATTATTATGATGTAGAAAAACCAGTAATTTTTGATAAAAATAGATCTTGGGTCAATCGAATTCATTATATCGAAGGTTACTTAGGAATTACACCAAAGATTATTTGCCCCGTTAGAAATATTGATGAAATTTTAGCATCTTTTATTTCGATACATCATCGCAATCCATATGAAGTAAATGGAAAAATAAATTTTATTGATGAGATGTTGATTAAATCTAATATTCCATTAACAGATGATAATCGATGTGAATTTCTTGTTAGTGAATCTGGAATTCTTGGACAAAGTTATTTGGGAATTAGAAATGTATTAATGAAAGGACAAGAAAAATATTTACATTTTGTTGAATACGATAATCTTGTTAATTCTCCAGAAGAAACGATGAAAGAAATTTATGAGTTTCTCGATGAAGAATATTATGAACACGAATTCAATAATCTCATTAATATCAATAATGAGAATGATGCTGCTACTTATGGTTTGAGTGATATGCATCAAGTCAGAAAAGAATTGAAAAAAACTTCTTTACCTCCAGAAGAAGTACTCTCGGAAAGTATTTTATCAAGATGTAAAGGTCTTGAATTTTGGAGAGATCTTGAATTAGATAAAAATAGTGAAGTTAATATAAATATAAATATAAACAATCAAGACTCAGAAGAGTCTAGTAACTTTATAGGATCTTAAAATGGAAAGAACTCAAGAACAAATTTTACGAACAATTACTGCAGCTAGAGATAGTGTTTGGGTGATTGAAGATACTATTGCAAAATTAGATGGGGGAAAAACACCTTCTAAAGAATTAAAATCTAATATTGAACGTAATGTTGGGCATCTGAAACTTGTTGTTTCTGATGAAGAAATTGTTAATTCTGGAGAAGATATTTCAGATCTACAATCTGCAATTACAACTGGCGAAGCAAAACTTGCTGAGGACATTTGGCCTGCTGCAGAGTGATAAGGCAATAAAATATTGATATACTATTTTAATTTTTTCATACGGGGGGTATCTTGGTTTTTATCTTGACATATGAGAATACAATCGTTAAGATATTAAGACACAACCATAAAACTGTGATTGTGTCTACTATATAAACTTGTACCCTTCTTTCTTCTTATGACTTCAAAAATCTATCTAGAAAAAGATTCAGATACAATTTACGAAGAACTTTTCGTAAATGAAAGCAGTGAAGATCTTGAAGACTTCGAAGATGAATATCGTGATAATGATCGAATGGATGATATGATCTCCAGATATGGATACTAATGGAGAAAATGTCTCATGAACAACCAGTTAGAGCAAGAAATTTTAACCGAAATTAAAAACAAGGATCTGGATGAATTTGCAAGTTATTTGGGAATTGACACCGAAGACTTGGAAGAACTATACTTTGATCTTGATTTCGATGATTACTCTCGATGACCATTGTTGCATTTAGACCTTTGGAAGAACCAGAACCTTATTCTTCTTATGTAACTAGAGATGGAATGTGGGCTGCAATTCCATATGGTAACACTAAATATGTGATTATTAATAATGGATATCAAGTCCATACAGCTAATAATCTACAATCTGCAAAAAACTTTATTGCCAAACAACAGAGGAAAACTAAAAAATGATTTACGTGAATCTTATTGAAACTGTTCGTCAAATTAAAAATCATGTAGAAGTGGTTGCTACCATTGAAGATGAAGATGGGAAACAAACATTGGGAATTTCAGACTTCTTTCTTTTGAATTCTGAACAACTTCCTGAAGATGAGGATGAACTGTGCTATTATCTTGAAGATAAAGAATTGGATTGGAATTCGTTTATTCCAGTTTGGTCTGATGATTTGCTTTTGGTTGCATAATGGTTAATTTACCAAGTTTGTTTTCTCAAACTTCGGATGGTCTTTATGATAGACATTATTATAAAGTATTATTAAAAAATAATACAACAAAGAAGTTTGATTATTATGAAGATGTAAGAAATTTTTGGTTTGAAAATTGCAGAATTCCAGATTTTTTAGATATTATCACTGTTCACGATAAATCAACAAAAAAAGGATTTTAAAAATGTATAAAGAACTTTCCCCATATGAAATAGCACTTGCAAATTTTGGCGATCGTGTTGCTATTATAGCAGGACTCGAAATTTCTGGAAAATTAAGTCCAGAAGATGCACATCAACAGGTTAAGTCTTTATATCAAGAATTAAAATCACTTAGAAAAAAAGAAAAGGATAGTTGGTGACATTGTTAAATATTAACAGTATATATCGAAAGTTATGGTTGTATTAATTTCTACAACCGTGATTTCCTGTACTCAGGCACTTAGTATTATCAATAGGTTGCAAAAAATAGTAGGTCTTACCGAACAACAAAAAAATGAAATTGTTTTGGAAGTAAAGAAAACTATTCCATCTTGTCCCATTAGGATTGAAAAAAGATGAACAATCAACAATTAAGTTATAGTGAAGAATCTAAAGACATAAAATGGAACAGAGGTTTGGATCTCTTTGTGGAATCTGTATTAAAACCAGATCAGGAACTTCGTCAATGTTCACATGATCAAAAATGTTATAATGAATTTATGGAAATTAGGGAAAATGTTTTAGACTATTTGAAAACTATTCGTAAATTTGTTTGATAATCTAAATAACCCTATATCTGGAGTAATTTATGCTATCTACACAATATCGTCTTCGTCTTGAAGCAATTTGTAAAAAGATTGCTTTACATCAAGAAGTAAGTTTAGAGGACATGATTTGGGCCGAAAAACTTGCAAAATCAAATCGTTCTGCTTCTACTATACTTCGTCAGGCTAGGAGAAAGGCAGAAAATCCTGATATGCAAGAAGGTGATATGGATGATTTTTTGAATCAACTTGATATTGGTGGATTAGGGCACGAAAGATTTGGAAAAAGAGGATTTGATGATATTGATGATATGATAGATTGGTGGACGGAAGATAAACCCGATGATTGGCGTCAAAGAGATTAAAGATGGATTATGAAGAGTTTTTGGATATGCCAACTACTTTTTTGGATGATATGGCACATTTAATAAATATTAAACATAAATATCGATTAGAGTTTAGTGAGCAGGAGAAGGAAATAAATCAACATCTGTTAAAGTATTGGGAAGAAATGAAACTTAACGAACTAAGATATAAATTCGAAAAATGTTGGGAAATTGATGAATGAAAACATTTAAAGAATTTCTTTTCGAGGAAGAAAAAGCATCTAAATCGATTGCAAAATATCAAAATGAACCAAAAGGAAATGAAAAATGTTCCAATTGTAACATGTGGAGACCTCCAAATGCTTGCACTGCAGTAAGTGGTAAAATCTCACCAGATGGTTGGTGTAAATGGCATCAATATGACAGAAAAAATCAATGAAAAATACTATCATCCTTTCACTATGTTTTCTCCCCCTTGCAATCATTTATGTGATTATGAAAGTATCTTTATGGTTGTCCTCTAGTGCTTCGGAGATCAATTATGTCAGAGAAGATGCCAAACGAGAACACGGACCTTACGTGGAGGGAGCATATGCAGATGTTGATAAAGAGGATGAGGAAGATTGAAGTCGCAGATATTATTGATCAAGCAATATGGGAATGGTATTTTGAGATGGGAAAGGAAGTTCCCAACTGGAAGTGTCAGAAAGATCCAAAATGGTGGACGGATTATTTAAAAGAACTTGACAACGAAAAATAGATATTCTATAGTTTGAACTATATGACTTTTTAGAATGGACTACAAACCTTATACAATAGAATGGAGTAGAAAACGTTACTTGTCTGAAGCAATACAAAAGTATTTTGACGACGAGATTTCTCCAGAAGTTGTTTTAGACGATATATTAGATATCTTAAATGAATTTGCTTCTGATCATAAATCAAAGGCAAAAAAATTTCAATATATAATAGACAATTTAAAAAAATAATATGACCACATATTACGTATGGTTGTCAATATTTTCTGTAATTGCATACTTTATAGCAACAGATGAAAGTGTTGCAAAGTATGTAATTTTGTTGTATAAACTTTTAGAAGTAAATACAAAAAGATTTTACTGGATGATAAGATTTCATCCTAAAAACCCCATTACAAATTTGATCAAAAGGTGGGAATATGCTAAAATTGCAAAGCAACTGAGAAAGGAATTTGAAGATTGACTTTATATGTTGTTCGCACCAGTGAAACTACATTGATAACTCATGATGGAAATGTTCAACTTGGATTTTTTCATTCAACTTTAGAAGAATTCATGAAACTTCAACGTGCAGATTATGTTGAAGTCCATTGGATTCCTGATCCTATTGCGAAAAGATACAAAAAAATTTCATATCAAAAGCATCTTAAAATGATGTCTTATGGTAAGGTGGACGATCCAGACTCTGGCACAAAGTGACTTGAGATGTCACCCATAACGTCGTATAATGGTTATAGATAAAAGGAGATCTATGAATTTCGATACATCAGTTACACACACATTTTCTTACATTTATAAGAATGATAACCCTCCACTTAAAATTTATGAGGGAAGTCTGCGTGATCAGAATGTAACAATTACATCCAATGATGATGACATGACTATTTGGCAATTGTTTAATCTTTTTAAGTCATATGTACTAGCAGTTGGATATTGTGAAAAATCTTTCTACGATGGATGTGAATTTTATACCAAGGAATTTTACAATGAAGATTTGAGTGAAGATGAAAATGGAATTTGAATTTACTAAAGAGTATCCTGTATCCTATTTGTGTCCTCGGATCACGATTCAAAAAAATCGTTGTGGTGGAAAACCATGCATTCGTGGAACTGAAGTTTTAGTAAAAACTATAGCAAATCTTGCAAATTCAGGATTAAGTCAGAAGGATGTTTTGAAGAAATATCCTAATCTTACCATGGAAGATTTAAGTGATGTTTACATTTATTATCATGGACCACATTTAATGTTTCAGAATCTAGAAACACCAGATGTTTGTCCAGGTGAGACTACAAAAATTGTAATGTGAGTTTATGTCTAACGTAGAAATTCTTGAAGTAAGTCTTGAAAATTATGAGACTGCTTATGTAAAGGCAATTGTCGAAGACATGGTTTTGACACATAGGCAAACTAGATTTGAACCTGACGAATATGGTCCAGCAGTATGCTATGCTTTAGTAAATCTTTCTGATGTTGCTGAGCATATAAGTGATATTGGATCTGGAATTTATATGGAAAATCCAATTGAAGCAGTAAGAGAATATATTGAAGCAATTAACTATGATTTAGAATGGGAAATTATAGATGAAGAAGATTATTGAGGGAGATATTGTAGTCTTTATTGGATGTTTAAAGGAACAAATTAATTGGGGAAATAATGATGACCCAAATGGGATTCTAATTAAAAATAATACTTATATTGTAGAAAAAATTGAAGTTCATTCTTATCATACAAAATTGACTTTAAAAGGAGTGAATGGTAAATTTAATAGTGTCTGTTTTCTTAAATTAGAGGATGAGTGATTATCTCAAATTGATTGAACTTCGTAAAGAGGCATTGTTTGAAGGAGATGAAGATCAAGCACTGATTTATTGGGAAATGATTGAAAATCTTATAGAAAATGGTAAAGTAACTGAAGAAGAATTTATTGTAGGAGATTATGTCTAATGGCAACTAAAACATTTGAACAAAAAAACGGAACGGTTTGGATTTGGGAAGAAACTCCCGAACTTAAAAAATTTATTCAAAACCAAGAGAAACAAAATAGTGAAAGTGCCAAGCAAAAATGAATTAATGCATCTACAACTTCAGGCACTCCTTAGAGAGCATACTTTTTCCGATCTTCAATATCTTGGAATTCGTGAAGGTGAGCATTATTACTCTATTGCAGGAAATGAAGTTCCAGTTAGTATGATTGAAGGATTGGATTCTGAAGATTGAATTTTATGGATTTACCTATTGATGATAAAGAATTGGATACAATTCTTTATGCACTTGGAGTTGGAGGAAATGTTCAACTATATCAAAAACTTAAACTAGTAAGAGATTTGAAAAAGGAAGGTTTACCTTATAAAAAGATCTTACGTGAAAAATATGGAGTTGTAATTTAATGGAAGAGTATACTTGGATTGATGATTGTTTTCGTGTAGAACAAAAGAAGTGGGGAACCTGGGACTCTTATAATAAGGAAGGCAAATGTATTGTAACTTCATTGACTGAAGAACAATGTATAAATGCAACTCGTTTTTATCTAAAAGGTATTCAAGAAGGGTGGTCTGAAAATACTGTTAAATATGAAGGAGTAGTTGGTGGAAAACTATGACTGATACTGATGAGACTGCACCTTGGTATGAATTTGTCTCATATATAAGATGTTGTGAGAGTCTTGGTGTTACCCCAAGTCTTTCACGATTTTTTCGTTATAATCAGTATTTCAAATCATTATTTACAGAGAGCACACACAATGAAACTTAAAACTTCCACGAAAAAAACCAGAAAAAGAACAAAGAGTACGACCTTTGAATCTTATGATCCATTACAATTAGCACAATTCGTCAATTCTTCCAATTGGACTAATGAAATGATCTCAGAATATTATAATGTTTCTTTGGAATTTATAGAAGATCTGTTAAACTATTACAAAATTCGTGAACTTTCTAAACTTAAATGATAGATTTTAATGTTTTAGCTTTATTTCCTATTCCAATTATTAAATTTAGATTTAAAGAACATCACAAATATTTTTTCAATGACATTGAAAAACAGGTAAACCTACCAAAGGGATGGATAGTTCCATTGAACTCTACTTTCCCGAATATTCCTGATGATGATCTTCTTGTTCCTTCTGAAGTCAGGGAACAAATGATTTTAGATCTAACTAAAGATATTGATGAAGTTCTCATTCAATTAAAATGCCCATTGAATTATTATTTTTCTGATTTCTGGTATAACATATATCATGACAATCAAGGACAGGAAACTCATAATCATTTAGCCGTCCCTGGGCATAAGGCTATCTATTGGTCTGGAGTATATTACAATAAAAATGCTTCACCTACTAAGTTTTATAGACCAAATAAAATGTATAGTACCCAGTTATTTCCTGGTTATGAAGATTGTGAATTGCATGATTTTTACTATTCCGATTTTTCACCATCCGTAGAAGATGGTGATGTTTTATTGTTTCCTCCATATTTTGAACACTCTGTCACATCATATGATTATCACAAAGATAATATGAGAATGACATTCTCTTTCAATCTTACTTTGGATTAGACTTATGAAAAGGAAATCGAAGTCTAAAATAATAAAAACAGGTGGGACTGCTTCTAGTATAGATATGCAGGTCCCACCTTTTCATGAATTTTTTCCAATAACATTATTTTATAAAGAAGGAAAAGATAAAAAATACTGTTATTTCGTTTGCGAAGATCATTTAAAAAAATACATATCTAGACATAACTTAAAAAAAGGATCATTTGATGTCTATGATACTGAACCAAAGAAATTAGAAGAATAATTATCAATGAAAAAGCAAAGAAAAACGATTTGGAGATTGTGGAGTTATTCTTTGGGTGAAAAACACGGAAAAGATGATAGGGAAGCAGATATTATTTCTATTGTAAGAACCGTTATATTTGCAACATATTTGATTACAAATTGTTTTATTGTAGCTGGAGTAATTCGGCATTGGAATGATGTAGATTATCAAAAAGAAGTACCTGAATTAAAAAAATGAAATTTCGAATTGTAGAACGATCAAATTTTTCTGGAGATTTAGTTTTCTATCCACAATATAAAAAATATTTTATGTGGTGGGATTTTTGGGATTTTGACTTTCCTCCAAAAAGAATAGAATTTTATTCACTTGAAAGTGCAACTAAATTCATTAAAAAACAACAAAATAGACCAAAGGAAAATATTTACTATTTGGAAGATTGAATAGGTGTTTGGAACAATAAGACTCTCTTATAATGCGTCATTTATGCTGCAATATTTCCAAAAAAAGGTATAGACACTATAATCTTTATATCTTATAGTTTTTTCAAGATTGACCAATCGATCTTGAACTAACCTATCGAAAAAACAAATGAATATTTTATGAGACCTTATTCATGTTATCAAAATAATACAGTTTCGGTTCCAACAAAAGACAAATATATGACCATCTATTATTACCGAAAGGGGGTAATGGTAGCAATGAAAAGACAATTTGATGAAGACTTTGAATCACCAAAAAACTGTGTAGAAGAAAAAGTTTTAGACGAAGTTTCATATCAAACACACTTGGAACATTATCATAGAGAAAACAAAAGATTACAAGATGAATTTTGTTGTGATCTTATTAAAAAGTATGAAATTACTCATCATCCAAAAGCAAATAAATTATTTGAAAAAGCATGGGAATATGGTTGTTCCTCTGGATTATCTGAGGTTGAAGATTACTTTGCAGATCTTGTAGAAATTATTAAAGATGATAAATCATGTAAAAGAATAACACTTTCTAGAAATGTACAATTTATATAAAAAATTTAATAAGATTAAATAGTATTAACCACACATAAGAACTATTATGACTATCGAAGAAATTCAAAAACAAATAGTAGAACTTCAAAGAATAGTAGAATCTATGCAAATTCAAAAATTAGAAGTTTCTAGACATTTTACTGGGGATTATTTTAAACCCTATAGAGGAAAGCAATATCGTCGTATGGAATCGGAAAATATTCCAATTTGGGAACATTTTTGCGATAAATCAGGAGAATGGACAGTAGTTTCATCAGATGAAGTTGAGTTATTGGAAGATACTTATTGTAGTGAATGTGTTACTCCTGTAAAAAAATCTTGACTTTTTAACTAATTAACATTAAAGTAAAAAAATCTAATCGTATATTATGAATATTATTAAAAATCTTACAAAAGAAAATACAATTGAAGATTATCAAGTTAATATAAATGATATGATCACTGGTCAGAAGACCAATTTGTCGGATTTTATTGATCAATTGATGACTAGGATTTCTAGTCTAGAGCATAAGAATAGGGAATTATATGATCGAGTAAATGTACTTGAAGAAGAAAACCTATCAACGACAAATGAACTATATCGTTTGGAAAATTCACTAGAAACTCGAATTGATATTCTAACTGGACAATCTTTTATTGAAAATAATAACAATTTAAATAAAGCAAACTCGCAATATACTGAAGAAGAATTGGATGCAATGTGCGATAAAGCAGCATCCGATGAAGAAAAAGAACAATGTAGAGAATATAATCTACGTGAAGCAGAATATTATAATAAAAGAGTAGAACTAGATTATGCATCTAAGAGTCCATTACCTCCACATCAAATACATTTTGGTTGGAAAAATGTAAATAATGATGAATTTGATAAAATGTTTCCACCAAAAGATTATCGCAGAAATATAACAAAAAAATGGAAAGTGACGATTGACGATGACTATAATCTTATTCTTCCCGAGAGTCTATTGAATGAAATTGGTTGGAAAGAGGGTGATACTCTAGAGTGGATTGATAATCGAGATGGATCATTCAAACTTCAAAAAGTAGATAATAATCAACCTGAAAAATATAAAACTTATGATGAAATGATTGCAGAAGGTTGGACAATGACTGCTGATGGATTTTGGATTAAAGAATCATGAAACAAGAATTGTTTGTATGTTCTTGTGGTAGTGTAGATCATCAATTTATTATTACTTCTTTCGATGATGATGAAGATTATAATGATCTATATGTAGAAGTTCATTTGTCTGATGTTGGGTTTTGGAATAGGTTAAAGTATGCTTTTAACTATATTTTAGGTAAAAGATCTAGTTATAATTCTGGAGCATTTTCAGAAATCTTGTTAAATAAAGAAATTACTGCTAGATTAATTGAAGTATTGCAAAATCATTATCGGAGAATGGAATAATGGCACTTTCCCAATCAGTAGAAGGATCACTAAAGGAAGCAGAACAATGTCTAAGAAATGCATTAGCATATGCTGCAAGGCAAGAAAAACCTTTTGTTTCCAGAGAAATTTCGGATCTTATTTATAGAATCGATTCTTTGATTAAAACTGATAAATTTATGGATAAAGTTGAAGAAAAATTTAGTAGCAAAGATGGAAAGGATTTCTTTGGAGGAATTTTCTAATGATGGACTCTGAATCTAAAGTTGAAGTTATAGAGAAGGTTGAAAAAAACCTAGAAAATTTGCAAAATTTGATAAAAGAACGTAGGGAAAAATCTTTAGAGTGGTATAAAAATCTATCAGATGAGGATAGGTTTTCTGCAGTTCAAGCAGTAATTGAAATCGCATGTGAAGCAGAGAAATCTGGTTGTTCACATAGACAATTGCAGAAAGAATTAGGAATTTATCCCCAAGGATTTTGGATTATGGATCTCTCAAATTTACATAATGCATTATGGGAATTTTATCAGAATCAAGAAATTATCAATTTTGAATGATTTTTAAAATCTTTAGAGATTGTTAAACCCCTCTAAAACCCTTGCAATTTCTATGATTTTGTTCTAAATATAGTAGGAATGTTTTGAAACCCTGACAAAAATGAAAAACAACGATTGGGAAGAACTTGTAGCACTTAAGGATGCAATTTCATACAATCCAGCATCAGTACATCCAGATAAAATGGAAAAATTTACTGAATTATTTGTCCAGTCCCTTGTTGGAAAAGGAGATTATTCAAATCAAGAAAAACCTACAAATTACTAAATATTTTAAAAGATATTAGAATATGAAAGGTTTTAGAGAGTTTTTTTTAGATTTTGATAATATCTATGAAGGTAGAAAATCTGGAGATTATTCTCTTCATGATTGGTTTACTAAAAGTAAGTCATCAGATGGTAAACCTGGTTGGGTTCAGTTGGGTGGAAGATATGCAGGAAAACCTTGTGCAAAACAACCAGGACAAACTACAAAACCGAAGTGTGGTTCTAGCAAGATGAAAGCAGCACTTTCTGATGAAGAAGAGCAGAAAGCTTTTGAACGTAAGAATCGTCAAGATCCAGACCCAAATAAGAGAGGGAAAGCAAAAATGGTTGCAACTGAAGAAAAAGATGCATGTTATCATAAAGTAAAATCTCGTTATAGTGTATGGCCAAGTGCTTATGCTTCTGGAGCATTAGTTAAGTGTAGAAAAGTAGGAGCAAAGAATTGGGGAAATAAGAAAAAAACATTTAAAGAGTTTTTTGAAGAAGTATATTTAATTGAAGCACAGAGATATTTTTCAAGTAGATCTGAATTAGAAAAACATCATGGTGGGATTCCATCAGGTTATTATGCTAATAATGCTGGCAGCACTGAAAATCCAAAATGGAGACTTAAACCTAAATCTGGAGGTGTAGGTGAAAGAGGAAGAAGAAAAGAAAGAATTGAAAATTTAAGTTCGAGTGAAGAAAGAAGAACTGCAGATACTAAAATAAGAAAATTGAAGTCTAAAGGATTAGAAGCACATCATATTACTCCACTACATTATTCTTCAAAATTGAAGTCATCTATGAGTGATGCAGAGTGGAAAGAACGAGTAAAAAAAGATGCTTCGCAAGGGGTTTATCATGGACATCATCCAAGAAATATAATGGGTGCTAAGAGATCTACTGATCCTTCAGATAAACCTGGAATTTATCATAGAAAGGGTGGAGCACATGAAATAGAATCAAAAACAAAAGATATTGTTTCTGGTTCAATTCCTCATAAAGAACTTCTTTCTGCAGCAGTGAGAAGACAAAAGAAAAAAGCAAAAGCAAAATCCTAGATAAATAAAAATAAAAGTTATAAAAAGATGAAGACCTTTAAAGAGTTTCTAGAAGAAGCACATCTTTACGAAATGCGTAAAGAAGATAAAGTTGCTGGAAAGAAAAAGACTCCTCTTTATACAACTGTAAAGTCTGCTAGAGTTGAAAGACAACCTGAAGGTAGTGATACAAAGTGGAAATTAAAAAAGTCAGAAAAGAAAACTGTATCTCGTGAAGCATCATTAGGTAGAACTAAACAAGGGATGATTGACACTGCAACTAATCCCTATGCTTCTCGTTATGAAGTTCTTGGAACTTATAAGAGACATGCACATGGAGGTGGTGGAAGTGGTGCAGAAGCACCTGGAAGAAAGAGAGGTGTTGGTAAGTTGGAACAACAAAAAATAGAAAGAGCAAAGAGAGAAAAAGGAGAAAGACCTATTGGTTCAGGTCCATCCCCAGAATATAAAGTTGCATTGAAGAGAGCACAAAGATCACGTTCAATGGGTGGTGGACAATGAAGACATATCAGGAATTTATTTCTGAAGCAAAAAAGTGCTGGCCTGGTTATAAGAAGAAAGGGACACAAAAACTCTTTGGGAAGACTTATAATCGTTGTGTGAAAGAAGATATTGAAGAACTTGAAGAGAGTTCAACTGGTGAAAGAAGTGGTAGAAGAACACGAGGCAAGGTAACTCTTGCTCGTGGTCGTGGTGCTGATATGACAAGGCAAGAAAGATCTACTGCTGCGATTGCAAAGAAAGCAGGACTCAAAGGAACTGGTAAGTATTCCACCAAAGATTTGAGAACCAAAGCAAAAGACTACACAACTTATGATAGTGAAGATACTGAAGATGATTATGGCAGCACCGAGCAGGATCATTACATTCGTACTCACGCATCAGCAAGAAAAGCAGCAAAGGGAGAACAGTTAATCCGTAAGTTCAAAACAGCAGGAAAAACTCCAACTGGAATGACTAGATTGAAAACTGCACCTTCAAGTGAAAGTGTAAGAAGAGTAAAGGATTTGAAAAAGCAAATCTCTAAATCAGGTGCTAATAAGAGAGGTCCAGTTCATACTGTAGATATTATGCACCGTGATAGTGATGTCGGAAAAGGTGACCCAGATAATCAAATGGAAAGAGGTAGAAACTTTATTCAAGCACTAAAAGATACTCCAAAGCATCTCAAGAGAGCAGGTGCAAAGAAAGGTGAGACTGTAGTTGGAAAACCAACAGCAGTGATGTCTGGTGAAGATCAAAAGACTGGAGTAGCAAAGAGAGCAAAACTTTATAAGAAAGTGTTTGGCAAGAGAAGCAGTGATAAGAGCAACAAAACGGGACTAATGACTGGAGCAGTTGATAAATAGTAATGCCTTAATTGGTTCGCATCTTTAAGGTAGAGGAGGAGCAGAAATGCTCCTTTTCTTGTATAAATACTATTGCGAACCAATTTAAGAGTAGAAATGGTAAATCCTAACCGATTTTATACCTATGCATATTTGCGTGAAGATAGAACACCTTACTACATAGGTAAAGGTAGTGGGAATAGAATACATAAAAGAAAAGCAACAGATATTAAGCCCCCGAAAGATAAATCTAGAATAATTTTTCTTAAAAAGAATATTACAGCAGAAAATGCCTATAAGCACGAGATTTATATGATTTCTGTTTATGGAAGGAAAGATTTGGGAATGGGAATTTTACAGAACAAAACTAATGGTGGTGATGGTGTCTGTAATATGAGTGAAGAAACTAAACAAAAAATTAAAGAAAAAAGAGCACTTCAAAAATTTACTGATGAAACAAAATTGAAAATAAGTAAAGCATTAATAGGTAAAAAGAGACCCCCAGAAGTTATAGAAAAAATAAAAAAAGGAAGAACTGGAATAAAGCATACCGAAGAAGCAAAACGAAAAATAAAAGAAAAGAGAGCAAATCAAGTTTTTACTGAAGAAACTAGAAAAAAGTTAAGTGATTTACATAAAGGAAAATCCAAACCACATTTTTGGAAGAAATTTAAAATTATTAGTCCAGATGGAAATATAGTAGAAGAAGTTAATCTTACTAAATTTTGTATTGAAAATAATTTAAATTATAGTTGTATTCGTAGAGTTTTATGTGGAAAACAAAAACAACATAAAGGATGGACTAAACCTAAATAAATAAAAAACTATAAATATGGATTCCCAAGACTTACGCAATCTCTACGAAGCATATACTAATGTTTATGAGCAGCAGATTGGTGTTCCTCTAAAGAGTGCATCTGACCGTGATGCAAAGAATCAATTGCAAAAAATGATTCCAAAGGGAGAGAAGGTATATACTCCCAAATCAACACTGCAAAATGCTGCTTATGAACCAGAAGGTGAAGAAATTGAAGAAGATATAAGAAGTAGAGATGTAAGTGCAAGAGGTGGGTTTGATCCAAGATTTGATAGAAAACCAACAACTACTGGCAGTGGACAAGTTAGAACTCCTGGTGGACCTGTAAGAACTCCTGGTGGTCCAGTAACAACTCCAAGACCAACAGGACCAGTAGCACAAGCACCAAAACCTGCTGGTGGACTCCTTGGTTCATTAGATAAAGCTGCTAGAGATACTGCAGGCAGAGTTGGTGAGGTAATTGGCAGAGAAAAAGCAAAGAGTGTCCCTGGTGCAAATGTTCCTATTATTGGTGATGTTATTAAGAATGAAGGTGGAAGAAGGGGAAGAAATCAAGCACAGGGAATGTATGATAAGGCAAAGGAAACTCTTGGTAATGTCTTGAAGCAAGACTATGATTATGAGATTGATGAAATGGCAATAAATCCAAATAGTCGTTTCACTACAAGTGCCCAAAGAAATGCATATGCTTCAAATCAGATTGGTTCAAAGCAATTTTCTGATAGAGGTGGATATGCAGGACTCAAAGCAGGTGGTGGACAAGCAGCACTGAAAAAGGGAAGCAGTGTAAGTGATGTTCTTTATGCAGGACAAAAAGCAAAGCAAGCAAAAGCACAACAAGATTTCTCAAATAGAATAAACAAACCTGCTCAACAGCAATCTACACCAAAAAAACCAATGGATGATTTTGCTGCTGGTGGTGGTGCCGCAAAGATGAAAGCAACTGGTATGACTAAAGACCAGGTAATTGCACAAGGTAAAAAGAATCTTGCTAATTCATATGAACCAGATTTGTTTGATGTTATTCTTGAGTATCTGGTTGCAGAAGGATATGCAGATACTAATGAAAATGCATTAGTCATTATGGCAAATATGAGTGAAGAGTGGAGACAAACAATTATCGAAGCAGAAGTTATTGCTATGAAAGGTGGAGTTCCTGGTTCAGTGAAAGTTAGACCATCATTAAGTATTCCTGGAACTGATATTGGAGTAGGTCCAAATAAACCAGTTCCTGGGACATTTACAACTACAACTCCAGGTCAGAGGGAGAAAATTAAACAAGGTGATACTCATATTGACCGTGGTGTAGGTGGTATGCAACCAAGACAAGGTGCAGGTCCAACTGGAGATGAAAGAAGGAGATATAATTCTCAAGTTGCTAGAAGTAGAACTCCTGGAAAACCAATGCCCCAGTGAGACACTCCATAAACTGTCCCCAGACCCTGCAAGGGGTCTTTTTTTTGTGCTATACTACAGAAAATCCAGGATTTGGTTGGTCTTTGGGGAGAGGGTCAATCAAAAAACTGCCCTAATTGGACACCAAAAGGACTTACTTCTGTGCTAAAATTTTTCTATACAAATGTTAATTCAATGAAAAATCTAAAAATTGTAGCAATCAAACGTGAAGATGGTCTGTATCACTTTGACCATCCCCATAATGACACAGTTGAAGAACTGCTGATGAATGGAACTGAAGAAGCAATTGATGAGCATTGCTACTTCAAGACTGGAAAGTATCCGATTGAAGGTGATGAAGTTGAGATTTCTCTCTTCCTTGAAGAACCTGCTGATTATGATACTCTTCTTGTGAAAGAAGTGTCTGATGAAGAAGGGACAACTTATACTGATACCACAATGTGTGTTCCTGTTTGGTTGTGCCCTTGGTTGCAGGGATTCTTTGGTGAAGTTCCTGATGAGATTTACATCAAAGTGCGTCCAATCAACAAAGGTCTTGAGAGTTTTGTTGCTGCAACTGGTATGCGAGGGATGCTCAATAAATAAAAGTAAAAATGAATATTGAAATTAATAATGATCCATTTCCTCATATTATAATTGAAAATTATTTTAATGAAGATGAATGTGGGTTAATTTGGAAAGAAATTGAATTTTTATTTCCTAAACTTTCAGATCCAACAGTTTTTGCTGGTGCAAAAAACCCAGATGGAAGTTTTATGACAAATTCTTATGGGATGACTTTGGATAATGTCTATAGAAATAGAGATATATCTGACATATTGACATTTTCAAATAAAATTTTTAGTAATGAACTTTTTTTAAAATTAATAGAAAAAAATGACTATTGGTATACAATAGATCATTCATCATCCGATTATACGAAATTAAGATATTATGGTGAAGGTACTAAATATGATCCACATCAAGATACATGGGTAAATGTTTTAGTTTCTACTACTTTTTGTAAAGATGAATTGGAAGGTGGAGATTTATATTTCCCAAATCATAATTATCTAATAAAAAGTGAGCATAATAAGACTGTAGTTTTTCCTGGATGGATCAGACATGGGATCACTGAGGTTATAAAAAATTATAGATTTGCAATTACTAAATTTATTCATTGTGGAGTTCCAGATTAATGTCAAACAGAACTCGAAAACACTTTAAGTATATTTTATACATCTTGGGATGTGTATTGTTCTCATTGGGTGCAACATTCTTTATTGCATCTAATTTGGGAACAAATCCACTGGATGTATTCACCACTGGAGTTAGAAAGCATACAGGATTGTTGATTGGTACAACCCAATCATTATTTGCAATTACATGTTTGATCATTTGGTCAATCATTTACAACTTCAAGAAAGTTCCACCGATTTCCACATTTCTAACATTTTTCTTCTGTGGATATTTGATTGACTTCTTCTTGTTCCTTACTGGAGAACAAACACCACTTAATTCATGGGTAGAACTTGCTATTGCACTATTCTTATGCACTGAAGCAAGTGCTTTGATTATTATGAGTGGTTTTGGTATTCGTGCCATGGATCTTGTGGCAATTGCACTTGTAGATAAGACTGGACTTCCATTTTGGGTATATAAAGGAATTGTAGAGGTTCTTCTTTTCTCAGTTGGTTGGTATCTTGGTGGTGCATTTGGTATCGGAACCATTGCATTCTTATTCTTTGTCGGTTGGATGATTCAACCATTCATTTATTTGAATCAGAAGTTAGGTGTACCTAATTTCGGTCCTGTAGGTATACATAAAAGATTGGAAAAGGAATCTATTTAATAGTAAATGCTGGACACTTTTTGAACCGTCCATGACTCTTCCAAATCCTTTCGGATTGTGGTATAATTAAAAGACAAAAGAAGGAGAACCACGTTAATGTCTCTGATTGAATTTACTAATTCATCTGCAATTTCAAAGATCTCATTTGATCATGATGATTCAGAGATTGGTGTTGCATTTACTGCCAATCCTGATAAGTATTACTATTTTCAATGTGATGATGTGGATGAATTTATTGGAAAATTAGAAGAGACTGTGAATGCAAATGAGAGTCTCGGTAAGTTTATTTCAGGTCTTCGCAAAGATGGGACTTTGATCTCTATTCAAGAATCTAACTAAAATATAGTAACATGAAGCAATTTCCATTAAAGACCTGCTTGAGGTATCCTGGAGGAAAGAGTAAAGCACTAAAAACTCTTGCACCTTGGTTTCCCACTGATTTTAAAGAGTTCCGTGAACCATTCTTGGGTGGTGGTAGTATCTCACTCTTGGTATCTCAAAATTACCCAAATATTCCTATCTGGGTAAATGACAAATATTATTATTTGTATAATTTTTGGGTACAACTTCGTGATAATGGTCAAAAATTATCTGATTCTTTACATTCCATCAAATTATCTGTAGATGGTGATGATGAAGCACATAAGCAATTATTCAATAACTACCAAAAAGAAATAGAGTCATTAGATCCATTCAATCAAGCAGTTGCTTTTTTTGTAATGAATAAGTGTTCTTATTCAGGACTCACTGAAAATTCTACATTTTCAGTTCAGGCATCTCGTTCCAATTTTTCATTGATTGGAACACAAAAACTTGTACAATTTTCTAATATTATTAAAAATTGGAAAATTACAAATATTGATTATGCGGAGGTAATGAATGCAGAGGGTGAAGACGTTTTTGTCTTTCTTGATCCTCCTTATGATATTAAAGACTTCTTGTACGGAACGGACAGAAAATTACACGAAACATTTTCACACCAACGATTTGCTGATGATGTAGATCAATGTCCTCACAAATTTATGATTACTTATAATGTAAATGAATGGTTGCTAGAGAGGTATAAGGATTATTATTTGAAAGAATGGAAACTCAGATATTCAATGGTTCATCGTGGAGAAAAAGGTACTCAAGATAATGTAAAGACAGAACTTCTGGTAACAAATTACGATACAGAGAATTCAACAAGATCTACACTCAACCTAATAGACTTTTTAGTTGCGGACTAATGAAAATTAATATAGAATATCAAGATCAGTTTGGTTATTGGAAACATTACCAAACTAAACATAATGAAGCAGATGCTTATCGTACTGCACAATCTCGTGCAAATTCTACAGGTAAAAGGCATCGATTGATTGATGAAAATCGAAACATTTTAGACATTATAGACAATTAAACTTATGAATATTAAAACTGATAAAGAAACTGTACAATATGTTTACGATATCCTTTTGGAACATCAAAAAGGATACTCAGATTCTTTTGTTCCCGAAAGAATTAATAAAATTAGAGAATTTATGAAAATTCTTAAAAAACAATTAGAATAACTTATATGTAATAATAAAAAAATACCCCAGAGAGCACGACTTCTCTGGGGTATTGTATTGACCACACACGTCCCGATAGGGACTATCATATTTATAACACTTTTTTATGAAACAGTCAAACCATTATTAATCTGTTATAAATAATCACAGGAGATTTTTCTCCCGTTAGAGCTTAGACGTATTACTAAGTGATCCATTGGTTCACTCATTAATGCCTCAGTAGAGCTCCATTAAGAGCAACCAAATACCCGCACGAAACCCTTATGGGTTGGGTAATGACCTCACACGTTCGTATATCTCTAACTTAGTGATATATGTTAATCCTGATAGAAGTATTCCCAAGCAACTCACATGCCTACGGGGGACTTGCATGGCAATATGTCATGAGGGATTAACATTTTCACTCTCTTCATAAAAAATGTTAATCCCTTAAGGAGAAAAAAATGGCTGACACAATTTACGCACCAGATCCCTGGACTGCACTTTCATAGCAGCACTCAGATATTCGTAGAGAAGCAGTAGAGCACACAGCAGCAATTCGTACTGATGTTGCTTTTGAATCAGGTAGAACTCGTGAGCAAGTTGCTACCAAAGCAGATGAATTAAATGATGCTATCAAGTCCTCAGGTTGGGCACTTTCCGATAGAGTTCAGGACGAAGCAGATCGTCTTGCTGGTAAGCAAGTAGATTTCTACATTGCTCAACAGCAAGCATATGCTGCGCATCTTGCTGAACTATCAAGACTTGCCGTTGCTGTTGATAAGAATGCTGAAATCAGTGCTCTTTCAACTCAGAAGTATGTCTCTGAGGATGGTGAGAAGACCCGTGCTCTCATCAATGACCTCAAGAATTCTGACCTCAATCGTATGCTGATTGAAAGAAACAGTGATGTTAATTTCTATCGTGCTGAGGCAGATCGTTTCGAAGGTCTCTATGGCAATGGTCAGTATGCTGCCCTTGCTTCTCAAATCAATGCTCTGAACTCCAATTTATCAGAAACTCGTCAGGGTCTCTATAACTTTGGAACCATGGCAGGTGTAGGTCAATCCTCAACTTCCAATCAGGTCCGCTGATTATTCATAGTTAAATGGGGGGGATTCCCCCCTTTATTCTTAGGAGAATGAACTATGGATGACTACGAAAGAAAACTTATAGAGTTAAACACTCTTTTAACTGCTGCTAAGGGTCATGGTTCTCAAGAGCAACTAAATTCTGCCTTACAGAACATTCAAAAAGCTTTGGATGTAGTTCCTCCAAAATCGGGAACAAGTGTTTCTAATCTTAGCATTACCATTGAAGATGATGATTGTCCTGATGAATGTCCACCAGGACCTCCAGGACCTCCAGGACCTCCTGGACCACCAGGAGAACAAGGACCACCGGGACCCCAAGGGGAACCAGGAGTGTGTACTTGCAAATGCAAAAGCATTCTGGTTTCAAATGATTATACTGCTACTTGTGACGATTATTACATCGGTGTCAACAGTGAAGGACCTGTTACTATTTCACTACCTGAGAACTGCACCGACTGCTGTGAGATCATCGTGAAGGCAGAAATGGGACCACCTTTAGGTAATCGTAAAGTCACAGTTACTACAACTGACGGTAGTTACATTGATGGAACTGACAAATATGTTATGGAAGTACCTTACCAATCGGTCAATGTATTTTGTCGTGGTGGAGATTGGTACATCATTTAACGGAGTAAACAATGGCATATTTAGCTCAACCTACATCAAAAACAGAATATGGAGTGGTTGGAGTTGGTAGTTTCATCAACGTTTTAGAGGGATTTATTTCTTTAGAACAAGATGTATCACCAAGTTCTTCAGTATCTTTTAATCAAGTTAGTATTGGTGGAAGTAATGTAGTTACTTCAGTAAATCCAATTGCTGGTGCTGGAGTTACAATTACTAACTTAGTTTCAATTGGAAACACAGTTGGTTTTGCAGTATCGAATACTGGAGTCCTTTCTTTAATTGCAGGAAATGGTATTACTATATCTAATTCTACTGGTAATATTACTATATCTGCTGCTGGAGCAGACTTAATTGCAACAATTGGTGTCACTAGTAACTATACAGCAACTGTAAATGATGAATACATTGGAGTGTATAGTGCTGGAGCTGTAACAATCACACTTCCAATTGGAGTTACTGGTAGAGTTTATACAATTAAAGATGAATATGGACAAGGATCTGGAAAGATTACTATCCAACCATCTGGACTTGAAAAGATTGATAATGCAAACAATTACATTATATCTGTACCGAATCAATCGGTATCTATAGTATTTCGTGGTGGACAGTGGAGAATCATCTAATTCGATAGAACAATGACTTTTAATATCAAACCATCTTTACCAGATCATAGAGATTACATTTACCATAGTAATAGCACAGAAGTTCTACCTGAATCTGTAGACCTTCGTGAATGGGATACTATTGTCGAATCTCAGGATTTACTTAGTAGTTGTTCTGCCAATGCACTCACAAATGCATTTGAACTAATGGTAAAACGTGATTATCCAGAATATTTTACTCAACTTAGTAGGTTATTCATTTATTATAATACTCGTTTTGAAACTAGTTTAGTTGAAGAAGATTCTGGAATGTATCTGAGAGATGGGTTAAAGTCATTGAATAAATTTGGAGTTTGCTCCGAAGAATTATGGCCTTATGATATAGAAAAATTTGATGATCGTCCCACTGATGAATGTTATGAAGATGCTAAGAAAAGAAAAGTTCTAAAGTATCAGAAACTCATCAGCACCTACTACATTACTCAAGTATTGAGCAACAACAAACCAGTTGTATTCGGAATGGAAATTTATGATAGTTTTATGGATCTAAATGAACGTATTTCTACTGTAAGTTTTCCATCTAGGAAAGAAAAAAGTCTTGGTGGTCATGCTATGTGCATGGTTGGATATGATTTAAAAAAGAGATTATTCTTAGCAAAGAATAGTTTTGGTCCCAATTGGGGAAACGGGGGGTACTGTTGGATTCCCTTTGATTATATTAAACAGGAAGGATACGACATTTGGACTTTTGATATAAACAATCAATCAGGAGACTCAAATGTATTACCCAAGACCTTATCCATATTATAGAAGATATTGCGATTACGATTGTTATAACCCATATTATTATAATCCATATTGCAATCCATATTATTATAATCCATATTATCACCCATATCGTTATTATCCATACTATTCCTACTAGGAGATAATAATGTCATACTACTATAACCAGTATCGTCCTTATCCATATAGAAGGATGCCATATCCTTTAAATTATTATAATTATAGTCCATATTACAACATTTATCGTAGTCAAATTTCTACAATTGATCAAAATCTAGTTAATTATGGTTACATGAATAATGTTTATCAAAATGCTTACAATTATAGTTGGATGAATTAATCCGGAGGTTACAATGAATCATTCAAATAGATCTTACTTTGCATATCATATGCCATACCTTAAGTATGAAGATGGACATTGGTGTTTGTGTTACAAACTTTATCCAGAACCACCAATTCCACTCCCCCCACCACCTGAACCAATTCCAGAACCAGTTCCACCTGAACCAGTTCCAGAACCAGTTCCACCTGAACCCGAACCAGTTCCTCCAGAACCTGAACCATTCTCAGAAACCTCAGGAATTTGCACTACTCCATAGCTTATACATATTCTATAAGATATTGAGATAAAAATGACAACTGACCTTTTAAAAAATGAATATGAATCTGCTATCAGAAATGATTCAGATATCAATGAACATTTAGAAGTTTTAAAAGAACTTGCAGATGAGTGTGCTCATGTTACAGAAATGGGCACACGAACTGGAATAAGTACTCGGGCATTTCTAAATTCTGACGTTATTCTACGTGCTTATGATTTATCTTTAGATTCTGGTGTAAATGGTTTATTTGAACATGCTAAAAATTCAGGAAAAGATGTCAGTTATGTAGAGTCTAACGTACTCGACATAGAAATCGAAGAAACTGATTTACTTTTTATTGATACATGGCACTGCTATGATCAATTAATTCAAGAACTTAGATTACATGCACCAAAAGCAAGAAAGTATATTGCATTCCATGATACTCAAACATATGGAACCGTATCTGAAGAATTTCAGGGGAAAAAAGGAAGCAACGGTCTCCTCCCTGCAATTATTCATTATATGATTGAGAATCCTGGAGTATGGCAGTTCAAAATTCATAGAACTAATAATAACGGACTTACTGTTATTGAAAGAATTTAATCCTAATATTGACATTTTTTAAAAAAACTTGTATAAATAAACCATACAACATAAAAACAATGACTAACCTTCATACACAACCAAAGAGTGATATTAGTCCCATTACCTGCTGGTTTATGGGTGAATCTCTCTTGGTTGCGAATATGGTAAGTCAAAGTTAAAGTAACAAACCATAAAAGCAATCAAGAGGGAGAATCCAAAAGGTTCTCCCTCTTTTTTTATGCTTTGTGCCACTTGTTCAACTGGTCGTATCATTTTCCACTGGGGTCCAATCCAGGGTATATTACTTGAGTCGGTGGGGGAACGAGACCCCAAGAACCTTGACAACTGAATAGTTACCACATTATATGGGTCTGTAATTCAATGGTAGAATAACACCCTTTTAAGGTGAAGGTTGTGGGTTCGAGTCCCACCAGACCCATTGCTACTTGCACTTGTCGATTAAACAAGAATGCCGTAGCAAGATAGAGGCTATGTCCCTGTTATATCCTTATGAGGTATATCACACATAGTCCATCTGGGAGGATGTCCGAGTGGTTAATGGAAACGGTCTGTAAAACCGTCGGCTCTGCCTTCGCAGGTTCGAATCCTGCTCCTCCCACCTTGACGGTGTAGCTTAGTGGCTTAAAGCGCCTGCCTGTCACGCAGGAGATCGGGGGTTCAAATCCCCTCATCGTCGTATGGTCTCGTCGTCTAATGGTTAGGACGTTGCTCTTTCACAGCAAAAACGAGGGTTCAAATCCCTTCGAGACTACCAATGGAATGTATCTCAGTTGGTTAGAGAGCACGACTGATAATCGTGAGGTCGTCGGTTCGAGTCCGACCATTCCAATTCCCGTAAGGGAAAATTTAGAAAGGTGGCCGAGTGGTTGAAGGCAAAAGTTTGCTAAACTTTCGGGGGAGAAATCCCCTCAAGGGTTCGAATCCCTTCCTTTCTGCCTTGGCAGTGTAGTTCAGTGGTAGAACAAGAGATTCATACCCTCTTCGTCGGTAGTTCAATTCTACCCACTGCCTTGTGTCGTTAGCCTAGTGGTTAAGGCAGTAGTTTGTGGAACTACTTAGATGGGTTCAATTCCCATACGGCACCCCGCCCGATAAGCATTGTGGTGATGCAGCAGTTTAGTAAACTGCAGAGAACAGTTCAATTCTGTTATTGGGCTCTCAACTATCTGGAAATTCCAGATAGTTCAATGTTCAGGTGGCAGAGTGGTCGAATGCGGAAGTCTGCAAAACTTCTTATCGTGGGTTCAAATCCCACCCTGAACTCCAATCCAGAATCGACTAATTGGCAGGTCAGCACCCTTTGAAGGTGTACGTCTAGGTTCGAATCCTAGTTCTGGAACCAAGCAGGATTGGTGTAATTGGTAGCACGAGAGTCTCCAAAACTTTTAGTAGAGGTTCAAGTCCTCTATCCTGTGCCTTGTTCTCTTGAATTAAGAGAACGCTTGACAATCTATACTACATATAGTATGATTGTTATATTGGAAAGTTGACCGAGTGGTTGATGGTGGTAGTCTTGAAAACTACTGAGGTTTGTAGCCTCCCAGGGTTCGAATCCCTGACTTTCCTTTGCTCCATAAGGAGCATAAATAACCATACACACAAAAATTGTATGGAAAATCTCTATAAGTTACTTTCTGATACTCAAGCATCACTCTTTTTATTATTTCAAAAAACATGGGTCTATCATTGGCATATTGTAGGACCTGACTTTAAACAAATTCATGATTTGTTTGGAGAACAGTACGAATCAATTCAAGAAGAGATTGATCGATTATCAGAGCACATGAGATTTTTAGGAATTAAACCTATCAGTTCTTTGTCAAGAGTTTTAGAAGTTTCTGGAGTCTCTGAAGCAAAGACCAACATTTCCGAGATGGAAATGATCCGTGACTTACTTGAAAGTCACAAAAAAATGATTGATATGTTTAATGATGCTGCTGAAGAAGCAGAAAATCAAAAATCAAGAGGAACAGTAAATCTTCTTGATGATTTAAATGAAGCACATGGAAAATTTGTTTGGATGCTTCGTTCTTTTACTGAGTAACCAAAACACATAAGGACACTTTTCAAAGTGTCCTGAGACCCCTTGACAATGACTCAGAGATCTGGTATATTAAAGGGGTCTCAAATGGGAGATTAACTCAGCGGTTAGAGTGTCTGCTTTACACGCAGAAAGTCGTTGGTTCGAATCCGACATTTCCCACCACGGAATGTAGCTCAGTTTGGTAGAGCACTGCTTTTGGGAAGCAGGGGCCGTAGGTTCGAATCCTATTATTCCGATATGCCACTTTAAAGAGTGGCATAAGACTCTTGACAAACAAGGCACTATGCCTTATAGTTTAAGGGTGGTTGAGACAGAGTTTCAACCTTAAATATGCGGGGTTAGTTCAGCGGTAGAACGCTATCCTTCCAAGTTAGATGTCGTCGGTTCGATTCCGATACCCCGCTCTGAACCTTTAAGGTTCACATTCCCCTGTGGCGCAGCGGTAGCGCAGTTGACTGTTAATCAATGGGTCGCAAGTTCGAATCTTGCCGGGGGAGTTGAAAGGTCTAGAAATGTCTGGATCTTTCATACAAGTCGGGATCATCATATCCGACTTACTAAATCCTAAGTTTTCTTGGGTCAGGGGATTGTTCACCCTGCTCATTCACTGCCCTCTAATGCAGTGAAACATTCGGGGCCAAGTGTCTGGCCGAGTAGTGGACACTCACTACTCATTAAAAAATTATTAAAAATAAAAGATGAATTTTATTCCTATTAGTTCTAAAAATCTCAAGGAAGTTCCCGTTAAAACAACTCCTGAGAATGTAAGAGAAGCAAATGAAGGATTATTTACATCAAAAATGAATCTACCTGAGGCAGCAAAGCACTGTGGAATGTCACTCAAAGAAATGAAGTTGACATTTTTCGAGTACCTCAAGTATAATCCTATCACCTACAACGGTTGATTTTTATGGGAGTGTAGCCCAGCGGAAGAGGCAGTGGACTTATGAAAAATTGAGCCTCATTTGGGAAACCTTATGAGTGTAATTCCTCAAATTCGGTGAAACCTGTAAAATGGCAATACCGAGCCAAGCATCGTAAGATGAAGGTGTAGAGACTAGACGGGGAACACCTAAACCGAAAGGTATGGTGAAGGTATAGTCCAGACCACAAACTCTATGAGGCAACGAAAGTTGTAGTGGTAAGAAAATCCATCCAGGGTGGGTTCGAATCCCACCACTCCTATTAAAAGGTAAATTCCTAAATAAAATTAGGTTTACCTTTTAAATATATGTCTTTAAGATATACAAATGATGAATTTATTGAAGCAGTAAAAACCTCAACAAGTATTCGACAAGTTCTTTCAAAAATAGGACTTAAAGAAGCAGGAGGAAATTATAAGGTAGCACAAGAAAAAATTAAAAAATTAAATCTTGATACTTCTCATTTTACTGGAAAAGGTTGGTTAAAAGGAAAAACTCATAGGCATACAACAAAACCAATTGAATATTACTTAACTGAAAATTCTTATCATCAATCATATAAATTGAAAAATCGTCTTATTAAAGACGGAATAAAAGAACACAAATGTGAAGAATGTGGTATAATAAAATGGAGAGGAAAACTAACACCAATTGAATTAGACCATATAAATGGAAATCCTCGGGATAATCGTTTAGAAAATCTTCGTATTTTATGCCCAAACTGCCATGCTCAAACAGAAACATATAGGGGAAAAAATAAATATTTGAAATACTAAACAGTAACATGAAATACACTCTAAGTACTGCTTATAGGTGGGTTGATACTACTGAGGAAAATTTCATTGTTAAAATGTACTTCATTCAAGATATGCCATATACATTCGATGAACTTCCAGATGTTATGCAAAATGATCCAAACATCGTTTTAGAAGCATCATCAAGTCATAGGTATAGTGATGAAGAATTATATCGTGCCTCTGTATACCTAACTGTAGAAGAATGTCATCCTCTCATGTATGAATTAGATTTAGTTAATCCTGAATTATTACCTGTTGATTGATGATTATTATTTTAGATGACTTCTTATCTGAAGAAGATTTTAAAAATACAGTAGAGTACTGTCATAATTCTTCCTATCAATATGGAGAAACTGATAGAAAAAATACACCTCCCACTGGAATGATTTCTCCAATAAATTCTACAGAATTTATATTTAACTTATTTGATTCTAAAATTAGACAATATGTTCCAGAAGTAAAAGATCTGGAAATACATAGAATGTATATTAATTGTTTCTCTCCAGGTGAAAATCCTTATTTTCATACTGATGGAGATTCTGGAATCACTTGTTTATATTATTCAAATCTTGAATGGGATATTAATGATGGAGGAGAAACACAATTTGTAATTGAGGATGAGATGACTGGAATTTTACCAATTCCAAATAGAATGGTATGTTTTGATGCAAATATATTACATCGAGCAACTTCATTTCGTAATAAACATCGGTTTACTATTGCTACTAAATACTCTTAATCATGCCTCCGTAGCTCAGTTGGATAGAGCAGGGTTTTTGTAAAGCTCAGGTCGTAAGTTCAAGTCTTATCGGGGGCTCTGAGTTATAATACTCCAAATAATATCAAATGAAAATTAATCTTTGGTACTGTAAAGAAATGAATCAGTGGAGATGGACTCTTACTGATGATCATCGTCCTATTGTAAAACAAGAATCGGGTCAACGTCCAAATCTTCGTGATGCAATGAATGATGTTGCAAATACTGTCGAATATATGTTAGAATCCAAACAAAGTGAGTAAAAATACCTAAATGAAATCTGATTTTTTTATAGATAGAGTAGGTAAAGAAGAAATCAAAGAACTTCTTTATACCTATCACTATCTAAAAGATGAATCCAAGGATTTTAAATCAGGTTTCAATTATGGATTATATAGTAAATCATTCACTGACCCTATCAGGTGTGTTGGTGCTTGCATTTTTACTGGTCTCCCAGTTCCAGAAATTGCCGTAGGTGCTTTTGGACTAGAAAGAAATCAACAGCAAGGAATTTACGAATTATCACGTCTTTGTATTCATCCAGATATTCAAAACCAAGAATATAATATTACTTCTTGGTTCGTTAGTCGTTGTATTCGGAGATTTAGAAAAGATGCCTCAGTTCGTGCTATTCTTAGTTATGCTGACTCTAGTAAGCACACTGGAGTTATATACAGAGCTTGCAATTTTCAATACTATGGCATGACAGAATCCAAAAAAGACTTTTGGATTAAGAAGAATGATGGTTCATACATTAAACATTCTAGAGGGTCTATAAAAGGTATTGAAGGTGAGTGGAGACCTAGAACTAAAAAGCATCGTTATCTAATGGTTTTTGACAAATCTCTTAATGTTTTGTGGGAAAAGATTTGACAGTTGAGAGCAATTGTTTTATTATCAATAAATGCTCAAGTGGCGGAACGGTATACGCAGCAGACTTAGAATCTGCCGTCGCAAGACTTGGAGGTTCAAATCCTCTCTTGAGCATGAAACTAAATAGTTTCTTATAGGGGGCATAGCTCAATTGGCAGAGCACTTGATTTGCATTCAAGAGGTTTCGAGTTCGAGACTCGATGCTTCCACTTTACAAAAATCAAATACTTTGCTACTATATAAAGTGTTCAAGAGGATAAACCTCTATATTCCAACACATCGGGGCAGTACCGATTACCTCCACTACATGGGGGTAAAATAGAATCGACTGGGATGTACGTATTATCTGTTGACGGGACAAAAAACAAACGCAAACAACATTGTTGCATTCACTCGTCAGACCGCATTGGTTTGACCTTAAATGAGTGAGGGGGTTATAAGTTTCCTTCTAATCCAAAACTTACATAGGGGTGCAATGCCCCTTTTAATGTATAGATACGGTTAATTACTATTACTAAAATTATTCATTATAAAGATTTGAAAATTTGTCTTTTTATGAATTTTTAATCCATTTATATAATGAATCAGAGAATATGGATCTAATGAACTTTTTGAAAGAGGATATAAAAGATTAAAATGCTAAATTCTTTATTTAAATTTCCTTACTACAAAACAAAAATAAATTCACAAGATTTCAATAAAGAAGAGTTAATTTCTTCTATGCTTAATAATTATTCAATAGATCCATCAAGAAATGAATGGAACTCTAGTTCTAATTTGCACCATGAATATAATGACTGGAATAATGAAAAATTTAAGAAAATTGATTATTCTAAGTTAATACCATTATATCATTCTGCAGTAAAAGAATTTATCACACAGTTTGAATTTGTTGATGAAATATACTGGCACTTTGATATACAGAATTATACGGTAACTACCAAAGGACAATGTATGTTTCCTCATAACCATTTTCCTTTGGTATTTGCTGGAGTTCATTATTTGAAATTTGATTCTAATGAGCATACTTCAACGGTATTTCATAATCCATCTTCTTATGGATTAGTTTTAGATTTACATTATTCCAAAAAAAAAGAATTATTTGATCGAAATAATGAAAATAATCTTTGGATGTGGAATGATATTACAATAGATGTTGAAGAAGATGATTTAGTAATATTTCCTGCCATAGTAAATCATTCCATTCGAGCATCAAAGAGTGATAAAGAAAGAATTACGATTGCAATAGGGATTGATATACAAAGAAATAATAATCCAGAGGACAGTCAGGAAACCGTCCACTGAAGTCTCCCACCCAGTCCGAGTCGTGCTATGATTACTAGGTAATCAAAGAGGTGCATGACTCGGATTTTTCTTGACGAAACTCAAATTGAAGAACTCGATAACTTTGATATTTACGATGATTTGAATGATATTTTTGATGAAGAATCAGTTGTAGAAACTGACTATTTTGTTGACTCTGAAATCTGATTTTTATTATGTCTACTCGTGCTCGCATCGGCATTGAACTCAAGAATGGTTCAGTGCTTTCTGTTTATCATCATTGGGATGGTTATCCTGAATGGTTGGGTCGTATTCTAAAAACTCACTACAACACTCGTGATAAAGTTTCTGAACTGATTGATGGTGGTGACATGAGCACATGTTGGGATGAAGACAATAAACCAGCATATTATTCTACCCGTGGTGAAGTTTGCCCTCCTCGTCTAGATGCCAACAAATATGATTATTTGGCAGAAGGTGAAGAGTATGCTTACCTGTTTGTAAATGGTGAGTGGGTATGCTATGATTGTCATGAATTTGGTGATCGTATGCCTACTATTGCTGAAATTCCTTCTGGATCACTTGCTGGTTAATTTATGAAAACTTCTGCTACTGTTGCTGCTGCCTTTGCTGTTATTGTTCTTGCTACGGCAGGACTCTTCTTCCAATCGTGGATTCTTGGAATCATTCTGTCTTGGTTTAGTGTCTCACTGACATTCTGGCAGAACTTTTTGATTATCCTTCTTGCTAATATGATTACTTACAACTCTGGAGGTTCCTCTAAATGATTGAAATTATGGCAGGATTTGCCTTTGGTTATTGTATAATGGACCTTGCTATGAAAATTTACAATGAGGTGAAAAAATGAAACAACAAAACGGTTTTATTGATCCTGCTGCAGTTGTTGTAGTTGGTGGTGTAGTTTTGCTCGGTGCTCTCATCTTTATTGGTGGTCCCCAATATAATGTCTGGCAGCAATCTCTTGCTGGTAAAGCAGAACTCCAGAAAGCAGAATATACTCGTCAGGTAGCAGTGCTAGAAGCACAAGCAAAGAAAGATTCTGCACAGCAACTTGCTGAAGCAGAAGTGATTCGTGCTCAGGGTGTTGCTAAAGCAAACCAAATCATCGGTGACAGTCTAAAGGACAACCGTGAGTATCTTCAGTATCTGTATATCACTGGTTTGGAAGAAGGCAGCAACAAAGGTAACGTAACTATCTACGTTCCGACCGAAGGTGGTATGCCTGTTCCTACACTTCAAATGAATAAGTGATGTATAGTACACCAGTAAGAGGAACGGAAAAAAACAAAACCACCTTAAACTGGTGGGAATACTGGATTGGTCATTGTTGGATGACTGGATGGCAAAGTATGGGCATGACATTCAGAATTTGGTCTGACTTAATGGCATCAAATTACAAGGGTTATGCCTTACTTAAAGAAGATGACCCAGAGGGGGAATGTATTGATTGGTTCTGGGCATCACTCAATGAGGATGATGTTTATCCTAAAGAGTTTCTTGAAGAACTGATGCAAATGGCAGAAGATGTAAGAACTGGCAAGGAAGAAGTTATTCCATTAGATGAAGATTTCTTTGATAGAATTAATAATCTTATTGGTGATATATACTCGGATGAACTTTCGGGAGAAGATTGATGGGAATGTTTGACTACCTAAAATCATCTTATGATCTAGGTCCAACCTTTACAAATGTAGTATGTCAAACCAAAGACATTGAAGATGGTATCGGTGGAACAATGACTGGTTACTGGTTAGATCCAGTCGGTCAATTGTGGTATCCTAGCTATATTGGCACACACACCTTTGAAAAAATCAACGAGGATGATCCACGATACCATTCTGATAAATTGTTCCTAAATTTTGAATGGATTCCTACAGGACAACGTGGAAAGTTTCAACCATGGTACATTACAAAATATGTAGAGATATATCCTGAAAAATGGGAAGGTGAATGGGAAGATTGGCCTAGATGTAGACTTCACTTTAAGAATGGAATTCTGCAAGACTACGAAATTGTAAAAAGATCGAAACAAAATGAACAATCCATTTGATGTAGTAAAAAACACTCGACAATCATTTGATAAATTTCAAGATCAAGTCATTACTGAAGTTCAAGTTCAGTTCAAAGATGAACCACCAGCTTGGATTCCATTAACTACTTTACTTGCAATACCTAAAAATAATCAAAATTAATTTAATTATTACTCATTATGAACACTAAGAAAAAGTTTGTTTATTTGAAACCCAAGACTGAAGAAGCTTTTGACTTTTTCGATAGGAAAATGCTAGGTCTTCAATCATGTGAATTGTTGGAAGAGAAAGAAAAAATGTATCTACTGAAACCAATTAGAACTAATTTTACTTTTTGGATGTCAAAAGATAATGATAAGAATTGGGATTTGGATAAATGATGAAGACTTTACCTGACAAAAAGGAACTTGATATTATGTGGACTGTTGCTACCAGCACCAGTTTGGAAACTGGCACAAGACCCCATATCCTTTTTGCCAGGATGCTGTATGATGAGTTCAACGATATCAAACCCCCAGTAGGACTTGCAGAATGAACTACTTGTGCTTGGTTGATGGTGTGGTGGAATATGGCAGTACTGACCCTGCTAGTTTTGCACATTATCAGTTAGTGTATGCTGAAGAGCACTACTATGCTAATGTAGAGTTTCTCACACTCACTGATGAAGAATATGATGCTATGTTTCCTTTGGAGGATTAATAATGAAAATTTATGTTATAATACATAACGGATATTTTCCCATTCGTGCATAAAAAATTAAAGAAAATGCACAAGAAGAAGCAGATAAACTGAGTAAAGAACAGTATCTTGCAACTATTGAGAATCACTTTCAATCTGCAATAGATTACGGAAGTGATCAAACTAGAGAAGATGTAATCAAAGAAGTTGATGGTTGGTATAATAAGAATCCATATTCAGTTATTGAAATAAATTTGGAAGAATGATTAAAACCTACACTCTAACCATCACAGAAGAACAGGCACGGGCACTCCAATATGCTACTGATCTTCTCCAACGAGTTCAGTTGGGACAATGGGAAGAAATTGTAGATTGGTTGCCTCTCAAAAAACCCACAGATTATACCAAACTTCACGAAGACTGTCGCACTATTGGTAAGATTCTTTCTGAACATATGGTAGATCAGATTGATGGATATGGAAGTTCTTTGGGTGTTGGGCATCCAGACCTTCCCAAGAACAATGGAGTTCTTCGTGACCTTCATTGCGTCATTCGGCACAAACTTGCTTGGGAGCAGGCAGTGGAAGATGGTTTGATTGAGAGTGAAGATTCTCCACGCAAATGGCCTGAAATGATGCAGGTATGCTATGATGACCCTATGAAATGGGGAGACCAACCACTTGCTAAAATGGAGAGAATTGATGAAACTCTTTGATTACGAAACCTACGAGGACTATGGAAAGGAATGGTTCTTCCAAGTTCTCAAATCTTCCAAGTTTGCTTTGCTTGATATTACAGTTCAGTGGGATGATTTTGGTTCCGATGAAATCTTTCCAGCAATTTCATTGAGTATTGGTTCTAGTCATTTGCTTGGATTTTTTATACGATACAAACGATTTCAATTTGATTGTAGTATAATTGACTCAAAAGCACGAGACCTTGAATGGTACAGGAGAAACTTTGATGACTGACGAACAAATTGATAAGATGCTTGAAATGCACCGATATTTGATTAAGTGTGAAATTAGGCAAGCATTTGATATAATTAGTCAAGATGACCGTGCTTCCATTCTCCAAGAAGAAGTAAATAATAAGCACTGGGAAGAGTTTTCTAAATGGTTCAAAATGATTAGAGACAAATGACTACCAGAGCACTGCAAATCTTGGAATGCACGATGGAACTCTCTATGCGTCCTAAAAGTAAAGATAGACAGAAGTTGATTGCCCGTGTAATCAATGAAGTTGCTGATAGGTTATGCACGGATTGCGGAGAACTTGAAGACCCTATTGAGATTTTGCGTGAAATTGCTGATGAGGTGGAGGCATTATGAGTAGAAAAAACAGAGCACAACAAGTAATGAATGAGTATTATAACGATTATCCAAAAGAACCTATTGGTGGTGGTAATCCTTATTACTGCTGTTCTTATTGTAAGATAAGTGACCCACAAATCAACGGAGAACTTAAAAATCATACAGAATGGTGTGAGTATCGTATTCAAAAG